GTTTTCGGATCGGTTGTCTTTTGCTTGGACTTGGTGCCATCCTCGTTGCGGAGCTGGTAAATCAGATCCCGTGTGAGATTGCGACACTTGACGTCAATCTGGACTTCCCAACCGTTATACCCATCGAATACCTCATTGACGAACTCGCAACGGGTAACCTGTGGAGGTTGCTTACGCAGCAGCTTCACCTTCGGTCGCAGGACGCCTTTACCGAACGTCCCGACGATAATCGTGTAGTTGTTTACACCGTCCTCGTTCGTGGTAGAACGTTGCAACCCGGAAGGGTCACCGGTCACATCCACTCCGCCGATATGCTTGTCCCGGTAAAGTTTCAGGCGAACCTTCCGTGCCAGTGCTGGGGTGTTGTTCTCTTTCTCCTCCGGCCTGCCGAGTATCTCTTCCAATATATAGACCTTCTTGTTTTCATAATCTATCTGTGCAGAGAGTACCGACATTTGGGGAGCGACATTGAAGTCCCACACCGTGATGAGCGGTCTGGTCGGATCATACGCCCTTTCTTTCAGTCCGGTAACGAGATGCCGGGCGCCGTCGAAACTGCTGTAAATCGCCATATCATTGGCTTCCACGAAATCCCAGTTACCATAGAGCAGACGTTCCTTTGTCGCCTGGTCCCGGATCTTGTTCAGAGCCGCCTCGTACACCTGACGGAAAGCGATATTCGGGTTGTCGAACACGGAGAATGGAATGTACGCTTCACCCTCACGGCAGATGACTTTTTCTCCGTTCTCGCCCTGAACGAAGCGGGAACGCACCCAGTTAATCGTCGGGTTGGTAGTAAGCAGCATTCTCGGGGTCTTGAATGTCTCATGGGTCCTCCAGCGGAGACGGGAGAACAACACTTCGACAGCCCGCTCCGAGATTTCCGACACCTCGTCCACCATGGCGATGGTGTATTCGGAAGAACCGAAACGCTCGAAGTTGGGGTCGCTGGGAATGTCCGACATCTCTTTCATGATGATGACCGAGTCGTTCCAGAATGTGAGCGTGCCTTCGAGATTGTTTATCTTGTAGTTTATGTCCTCTTTCAGTCCCCAGTCCTTCAGTATCGACTTGATGGTGTTCCATGTCGATTCCTTCAATGACTTGAGTGTCTTACGGGCCACCACCGCACGGATATTCTCGAACCGGATACATGAAGACACCAGCCAAACGCTGCCGATAAAGGAATTGTGCGTTACAGTAAAGTCGTCAGCGACATAAAGACCACAAGGATCATCAACCGTGATACAGCGTCCCTTCCGTCTCCCGATATATTCGACATCGATAATCCTTTTCCCGGGTTCTGACGCTCCACCGTTGAACTCATACCGACATCTCGCTTTTTTCCTTGACAAACCGACCAGTTCCGGATTCATACGGGTACGGAAGTACACATTGTAACAATCCTTGCATTGGATGAAGTTTCCTGCCTTGTCCTTATATCCTGCAGGAGGCTTTTTGATTGTCGCTATACCTCCCAAAGAGCGTATGACAAATGCCACGTCCTCCGCTAACCGGCTGCTTGTCGTGCAGTAAGACATGTACCCCCTTCCATTGACATAGCCGTCGGTATCCATCAGTCCCCGGATGAGCTGTTTACGCTCTTCAACAGGGGCGTATTTATATTGCCGGGGAATGAACTTGTTGGCAGAATCACATCTTTCCAAGCCAAGCACCCTCAGCGCATCCACTAAGTTACGGTCATAAATCACATAACTTTGGGCTTTATTCCCGCTTTTTCTCTGATAATGGCCCATATCATATCCTGCGGACATGAATCTTTGGACAATTTCATCATCCGTTGTCGTGAGTAACACAGAATTGGCCGCCGTCACGGATTTCGTAATGCACCCATCGCCGAGAATAGCCCCGAGAATATAAGGTTCGATGGGGTTGGGATGTCTGTACCGTTTTCCCGAAGTAAACTGTACCGGGGCGCACAGGGGAATAGTCAAATTACTACCTCTATGCATCCCGTGTTTCTTACGCTGCATCCAATCGTGAATAATCCGGGTACTCCAAAGTCTCTCGTTGTTCCGGTTCCACCCCGTATCTTTCCGTTCCGTCCTTTTGTGACTTTGATGAAGTTTCCACAAATGTCCCGCGGAACAGTCGAAATATGTCCCGTCGATAAAGTGGATACGGTAGTAATCATGTCTTTCAACAGGGTGTAGCCAGATTATCCGTTGCTGCCCTCCGGTTGTGGCAGAGGATATGATGTCCCCGACTTTCAAATCCCGAACTTTGCGGAAACCGAAAGGAGTACATACCGTTGAATCCAACGGTGCTGCTTTCCCGCCGCCTGCCGCTCCGCCTCCCAGTATCAGCTGCGGCAGGTTCTGCGACTTGCAATGCCTGCACTGCGGCCTGTACTGCGGGTTACCTTGCTGATCATAGCCAACAAGGATTTGCTCGATCTCCCCGCCACAATGGGGACAATAGTTTGGCTGCAAGAGTTTCCAGAGTTCATATTGCCGTGGGGAC